ATCATTGAACCATCCTTGAACAAGTACTTGGCCCAGGCCTTTTCTTGTTCGGCCGCCTCAAGGAACATTTTTTCGCATTCTTCTAGTGTTTCTTCCTTGATTTTCACATAGTCTGGGTCATCTGTGGGGAGGATTTTTAGTAGTGTTTGTGTTGCAGCCAAGTGTACGTTCTCGTCACGTGCAATCAGTTTAATAATCTTTGCATTGCCTTCCATCTTCTTGAGTTCGGCAAATGCCCAGGAACAGGCAAAGGATACATAAAATCTTATGCCTTCAAGAGCATTGACAGAATTTATTGCCAACCACAATTTTTTCTTAAGTTCGTATCGGTCAACTGTGATATTCTTTCCATTGACCACGTGGTTGCCTTCGCCCAGCATACTGTGCCAACCACTTGCCTCAATCAGTTCGTCGTAGTACCTGCTGATGTCTTTTGCACAGTTGACAATCTCTTCAATGTCTGTGAGTTCATCGAAGATGATGCTAGGGTCTGAATATACATTACGAATAATATGAGTATAGCTACGACTGTGAACTGTTTCATTGAATGTCCATGTTGTGATCCATGTTTCTAATTCAGGAATAGAAACAAGTGGGCCAAACGCCATTGCTGGCGCACGACCTTGTACTGAGTCTAGTAGTATTTGTCGTTTGAGATTTGATGTAAAGATGTGTTGTTCAAAATTGGTTAGTTCTTTGAAATCTTTGCTGTCGTGAACAACGTCAATTTCCTCCGGTCTCCAAAAGAAGCCTAGTTGTTTGTCTGTCAGTTTATCGAACTGTCTGTACTTTAGTGTGTCATACCGCTGGATGGTCACAGCCCCAGCTGGGTCTAAAAAAGCAAAACTATCGGTGTGAGATTTTTTATTAAGATTGAATACGGACATTTTTATTTTTCTTTTCTTTTTTCTTTAATTAGATAACGCAACTTTCACAGTCTACTTGGTCAATGTCTTCCAGTGCCAATGGCTCTTTGACCATCATCTTGTCCACATCAATTTCGCCTTGTCCATCATAGGTGTTGAAGTAGTAAAGTTGTTTGCCCCCGTACTTGTAAAATTGTACCAAGTGCTTTAGCATGTCGCTCAATGGAATTTTTTCTTCTTCGTAGTGTTGTGGATTGTAGCTGGTGTTGACTGAGATGCCTTGATCGATGTATTTTTGTAGAACAGCACAGATATTCATGTAACCTTCTGGGCTTTTCTGATCCCATAACAATTCGTATTTGTTTTTTAATCTACGGAACTCTGGAACAACTTGTTTCAGCACTCCGTGCTTGCTTTGTTTAACACTCACAAACGCACGTGGTGGCTCAATACCATTTGTGGCATTGGCAATCTGTGCAGATGTTTCTGCAGGCATTAGTGCCATCAGGGTTGCATTGCGAATACCGGTGCTGAGAATCTGCTCACGCAATGCGCCCCATGGCATGCGCTCTTGATGTGGCACCAGTTCGTCAATATCTTTCTTGCGTGTGTCGATGGGCAACAAGCCATCTGCATACTTGAGATCTTGCCAGCGCGAACACGGGCCTTGTTCTATAGCTAGGTCCGCACTGGCTTTGATCAGGTAATAACTCCAGGCTTCTGCATATTCGTCAACTAGAGCAAGTGCTCGAGGATCAGAATAACTTACATCGTTCTTGGCCAAGAAGTATGCTAGGTTGATGATACCAACACCCAGTGGGCGGAACTCTTCTGTGGCCAAACGTGCGGCTTTAACTGGATAGTCTTGATAACTCAACAAGGCATCCAAGCCACGTACTGCCAAGCGACCAATGCGTTCGAAATCATGTGGGCTTTTTACATTGCCCCAATTGGCTGCACTCAAAGTACACAGTGCAATCCTACCATCCTCGTCATTGATATCTTTCAATGGTACAGTTGGCAAATCAATTTCAGTACACAAATTGCTCATTTTAATTGGAGCAATTTTTTCTTTGAACGGGGAGTGTGTGTTGGCATGATCCACATTCATCAAATAAATGCGGCCAGTGTCTTTGCGCTCTTGCATGAAGTTAGAGAACAAGGCCACGGCTTTGATAGTCTTCTTGCGAAGCTTGGTATTGCGTTCTGCACGTTCGTACAGTTCTTTGAAACGATCTTGATCATTGAAAAATGCTTCATACATCTCAGGCAAGTCGTGTGGTGAGAACAGGGTGATGTCACCATTGGTCAGCAAGCGTTCGTACATGAGCTTGTTGAACTGCACACCATAGTCCATGTGGCGCACACGATTGTCTTCTGTGCCTTTGTTGTTTTTCAATACCAATAGGTCTTCAACTTCCAAGTGCCAGATTGGATAGTACAAGGTTGCGGCACCGTTGCGTACACCACCTTGGCTACAGCTACGAGTAGCTGTTTGAAAGTGTTTGTAAAAAGGCACTACGCCGGTGTGATAGGCATCCCCACGTCGAATGGGACTGCCCAGGGCACGTATTCGTCCTGCACCAATGCCAATACCTGCTTTTTGTGAAACGTACTTGACCACGGCGCTGGCTGTGGCATTGATACTGTCAAGACTATCGTCTGTTTCAATCAACACACATGAGCTGAATTGTTTTTGCGGAGTACGCAGACCGGCCATGATAGGTGTGGGCAAACTGATGTCGTGTGTGCTGATGGCATCGTAGTATTCTTTGACCCATTGCAGTCTTGTGGCTGTGGGATACTTCTGGAACAGTGTAGCGGCAATGAGAATATAACCCATTTGCGGGGTTTCAAGGATCTCGCCGGTCACACGATTTTGTACCAGATACTTGCCACGCATCTGCTCCATGGCAACATAGGTTAGTTTTTCATCACGTTCGTGCTGGATGAAACTGTTGATCTTGTTCCATTCTTCTTCATTGTAGGCGGCGAGAAGTCCGGTATCGTAATAACCAATCTCCACGTTGCGTTTCACAAGGTCCAGCAGGGTCCATGGTTCATAGTTGTTGTAAACTTGTTTACGCAAATGGTAGTTTATCAGCCTGCCGGCCACGTACTGATAGTTAGGAGTTTCTTCACTGATCAGATCTGCCGCACTCTTGATCAGCGTTTCTTGAATTTCAGATGTTTTGATTCCGTTGTAAAATTGTATGTGACTTTTGATTTCAACTTCGCTTGCACTCACTCCAGTTATGCCTTCTGTGGCCCAAAAAACTACTTGATGTAATTTTTCTAGATTCAGTGACTCTTTGGTGCCGTCTCGCTTGGTTACTAAGATATTTTGACTCATTGATTCCTCTAATTCAATAGCGATCCAGTTTCAGTTCAATACTGGAATATTCGATTACGTGTACTAGGTTGTCTGGTATTGATGTTTTATTTACGACCTCTTGAGTCTCTAAATTAAGAACATATTTCCCACCGTCAACCCAGACTAAATTGTACTGATACAGCGTACCATGTTGTTTATACACCCGCAAACGCAGGTCGTGATCATTATGGTCGCTAAGATGTATAGTATACAGGATTCCTAATGCTTTTGCAAGATCACAGTAGTAATTCTCGGCAATCAATGTCCAAGGATCTGGCCAAGTTTCTGGCTGTGATTGTTCAAGGTAAAAAGGGGTAAAGGGGGCTCGATCCCAAAACGTAGCGACTTGTTCAAGTGCTTGTTCGAACTCTAGCTCATTGATGTTTTTTCTGAAACGTTTCCACTGTTCCAGACGGTCTGTTGCCGGTAACTTCCACATGCAGTTACTTATCGTTAGGTGATGCTGGTGATTGAATATGTCAGGTTACCACTTGCACCTGCGGTGCTGGTATAGGTAATGTTGGCTACCGTGGAGCTTTCGCTGTTGACTTTGAATGTAACTCCAGTCGGCCCTGGATACAAGAAGTTGGTTGCGTTCGGATACTCTAAATACTGGTCTATGTACTGGATGTTGGTTCCTGTACGAATAATTTCAATCGTGCCTCGGCGGTAAGCGCCTGCTGTTTCACGTTTTAAGAAGTAGTTGACAGTTGCCGCTGTGGTGGTGCCAGTGAATACGATACCAGTATTGGCCATGGTCTGTGCGGCACTGAGTGTGAGTATGCGAGCAGGTGCAATGGTTTGCATGCCTAGCGTGATACCTGTGTTGGCATCAAAGCCTACACTTACACCACGTGCTTGATAACTCACACGAGGTTGTACACCTTGGTCTTGTTCACTGCGTTCAAATGTGTCACCTGTGCTGTAGTTGCCACTGCCAGTAAAAGCAATGACAGGATATGCGGCAGCACCTGCGCCTACATAAGCAGTGCCTACATCTCCAAAGTAGTTCATAGAACTCATAACAGACGATACCACAGATGTGTTTGCTGTGGTTACAACGATTGCGCTTCTAGCAATAGAATCAAATGTGCTGTTGAGAACCTTGACATTCTTGGTTGCCACTGCAATGGCAGTTGAGTCAATGACAATAGCTTGACTAAGTTGATTGAACGAACAATCAAGGAAACGAACGTTGGTACCATTTACCACAGCGCCTTGTGTGCAATTAGTAAATGTGCAACCTAGCATGGTTACATTTTTAATAAAACCAGTTGCACTTGTTGGTCGCGCATACAACGCATTTTGTACCGAGGTGCTGGTTGAGTTTGGATTTGTTTGACTGCCTTTGAATTCAACGCGAACAAACTCCACACGTTCTGTTGTGTCCAATTGCATGATATTCTTTGTGCCAAGATGTTCCATGGTCATGTCTACCACAGTGATATCTTTTGCAGGAATAGAACTACCTGTGGCATAAAGTTCGTTAATCTTGTTTTCGCTGTCCTTTAACTGCATCAACGGATATGTTGATCCAGACAAACGAATGACTGTGCGGCCTTTACCTTCGCCTTGCAAGTAAGCATAGCTAGGAATTTTTAAGCTGTTGGTAATTAGATAGATACCAGCTGGCAAATGAATGACACGGCGCAAGCGTGGTGTGGTCAACGCAAAGTTACCAAAGTAAATTTCATCAATGGCACGTTGTAGCGCAACTGTGTCATCTGTGTTACCGTCACCTGTTACTCCAAAGTCACGAACGCTGACATAATCGTCGACCTTTTGTTGTAGTGTACGAGTGATAGGCGCATCTGTTGTAGGGCCTGTGCGACTGGTGTAACCAGACTGCGAGCCTTTGAATGTGTACGCATCACTAATGTTCAACAAATCGGAATACTGAGTCAAAATTTCAGTAAGTCCAATTTCTGGAGCACCTTCAGCAATAGTACCGTTTCCGATATACAGCTGACGTGTGTCTAGTGCCCAGCCCAGCTCTGCAGATGCTAGTTGTGGCAAATCTTGTTGTAGCCCTTTACGGTGCTGAATTCTTGATATTTGGATAACGGCCATTTTGCTAAAAACCCCAGTGTATGGTGTATTTAGCTCATGCGGTAATAGAGCTCCACTCGCTTGAGCCACTCCTGTCGCCAGTGCTCAAACTCGTCGCCTTCGATGACAAATTCTATGTACTGTGGTGTGTCAAAGTCGCCGTTTGGCAACTGTTTTGGCTGTACAGCCATCAAAATCACACCTGTATTGATGTCAGTGCCATGTGTTTCGTTGTGTGCTTCTGCATAGGCCGCTAGCTGTGTAAAGTAGTCAGCAATGTATTCTTTTTTCTTTACTTTGTTGCTTTGCTTGAAATCCATGATAGCAGGCCGGCCTTTCCACAGGCCCAGACAGTCTGTGGTACCTGCATATAACCCGCTATAATACACAGGTACTTCTGTGCCCCAGAATTCGTCTACGTTGCTGAGTCCTTTGAGGATGACCTCCGCGGCCATGAACCAACTGGCATGTCCAAACGGATTGGCTGGCAGGGGTTTTAGTTCATCGCTGATGATATACGATTCCAAGTAGCTGTGCATACGTGTGCCACGATTCGCGGCTTCGGTTACAATCTGCTGTGCTTGTTGTTCACCCACACGCTTTTTCCAATTGGCCAGCGCGGCTCGGCTTTCTTCGCTTTTGGTACGATCTAGTATTGTGGTAACTGACGGAACTTTATCTCCGTTGGGCAATACATAATGGCGCTTGCCTTCCAGCGTGGTTCTATTGAGAGGTTTGTAATCGAATTTGTTTGTGATCATATTCTAAAAGATTCTCCGCAACCACAACGGTCACGTTCCAAAGGGTTATTGAATTCAAAGCCTTCGTTAAGGCCCTGACGAACATAGTCTATTTCTATATTTTCTACGATGGCAAGATCTCTTGTGTCAATGATAATGCTAAATCCATCCTGCGGAAAAGATGTTGATCCTTCCCATGTTTCGTCAACATATTCTAGCACATAAGCCAGTCCAGAGCAACCAGTGGTTCGTATGCCAACTTTGATGCCAATGCCATGGCCTCGTTTGGCAATACTATCCAGGATCTTTTTACTGGCTGTGCTTGTTACGGTAATCATTTACAGCCGCTTTAATAGCATCTTCTGCAAGAATGCTACAATGTATTTTAACCGGTGGGAGGGCAAGTTCTTCAGCAATTCGTGAATTAGTAATCTTTCCCGCTTCGTCAAGCGTTTTTCCCTTGACCCACTCTGTAACAAGACTTGAGCTGGCGATTGCTGATCCGCAACCGTATGTTTTGAATTTTGCGTCCGTGATAATGCCATCTTGCACCTTTATCTGTAGTTTCATAACATCGCCGCAGGCAGGTGCACCTACCATGCCTGTGCCGACTGTGTCGTCAATTTCTAGCTTGCCCACATTGCGTGGGTTTTCATAATGATCAATTACTTTGTCTGAATATGCCATTGGTTATCCTAGGTTACCTGCTATACTGATACGCACACCGTCGGAGGTATAAAACGGCGCCACTGAGTGACTCATACGTGACGGGAACATGCACATGCGTCCTTCCCATGTTTTATCAACAGGAAGACGGTGGGTTGCAATGTCGCCCACGGTTGTTATATACGTGAACGAAAACATGCTCACATCCTGACAGTTGGCATTGGGATATAGTTCAAGTTCATGTTCTAGTTCGTAAGGGATGTCCAGCCAAATCACCCAGCTCAGTTTGCCAGTGTGGTTGTGTACAGGATTGTATTCGTGTTTGACCTGCAGGTTGATCCATGCACTCTGATGATTCATTTCATGCTCGGCTTGGATGCCCGGCTTGTCGTAATTTTGCATGAACCGTTTGCCAATTTCCACTAGCTTGGCCTGAGCCTCGGCGCTGAACTCCATTAGGAATTCACCTTTGATCTGTCCGGCTAATTCTTTATTCCAGGGCTGAGGCTTTTTTTGCTTGGACATGATCAAGTTCAGTTCTTGTCGAACTTCCTGGATCACAATGGCAGGAGCCTCCATTATTGCATACCCTATGTTGGGAAATGACAAGGCTTCAAAATTTAGATTTTCAATTTCGTTGGTGTCCATAACATATTATACAGCATTTGGCAATGCAATGTCAATGGATTAGGATCGATTGGCAGCGGCTTTTTTAGCCATTGCATTGACAATATTTGTTGGATCTTTAGAGTTGCCCGAACCTGTGTCTGCTGGCTCTTGTGGTGCACCTGGCTCGTCACCAAATGATTTAAGACTCAGACTATCGCGGTCCATATTGGTAACAAGAGCACCAATTGTTTTGTTGCTGTTCTTCAGTTGGTCTAGTAATTCGTATGTCACCATGGCGCCGGATGACATGTTGTTTATCATGTTAATAACTCCTGCCGTGGAATGCTTGGGCAGGAGTTTCTTGTTATGATCTCGACTACGCAAAAACTCAAGCACAGTCAAAATCTGTGCTACGAGATCGCCTTCCGAGTCCTCTCTCAGGAGTTCACGGATACGCATTGTTTAACGCTTTGCGCGGCCTAGTGACTCATCGCCACCTGCGGCAGCATCTGTGGCAGCAAACTCGTCACCGGAATCCATATCGCTTGGAGGCATACCACCGGGTACTTCGCCTGCGGCCATACCAGCCATCTCATCCGGTCCTATACCACCCGGAGCGGCACCTGGCATGCCCATGGGTGCGGCAACTTGTTCACCAGCCAAAGTACGTGCGGCTGCATCAGCAGTTTCACGAGCTTGTTGTAGGCTACCTACTAGTTCTTGCAACAGTGGTGTCAAAGTACCTTTGAATGAGTCAGCTTGTGGCTGGCCAATTTGGTCACGAATAGTGTCCAGCAATGCTGGCATCTGTTCGTTTTGCATTTTGCTGATATCTTCCAACATGTCCTGGAAGCTGTCAACAATGTCTTTGGCAGCTAGGATAGCGCCAGACTTGGCGATTTCACTTTCTGTCAGCGGACGATTTTCGTCCAGCCAGCGATTAAGGCCTTCACGCACCATGATAAGTTCCATGTACTTTGGATTCTTTTCAGCGGTGTGTACACCAAAACTTTGTTTTAGTTTTGTCAGGTTTTCTGACAAGGCTGAGCTCAATGCGCGAGCTTTGCGGATTGTAAGAGCATCATAATCAATGCGGAACCCAAAACGGGTTTCGTTGACCTTGTTGATCTTACGTGATGTTGGTCTAGTTGCGAGTTCTTGCAGTTTCATGGTTGTTAGTTTCCCAAACTTTACTGTATTTAGCACTGGTAATACTTTTCTGTAGATTACTTTCCAGCTGTTCTAGCCTGGGTTTTACCCAGCTTAGTCTTGCTAGGTAGAGATCTTGCTTGAAGCTATCTTTGTTCTGCATGGCCGTACGTAGATGTGCCAGATATTCGTTGACTTCATGGTGAGTGCGCCCTAGTTCTATATCTGTTTGTAGAAATTCGTGTGCCCTCTTGAACAATGATCTGCTTTCGTACAAGCAGTAAAACACTGCCGCTTGGCAGTTGTAAAATTCGTGTATGACCCTGCCGTTTGAGTCTTTTACAATCCAACATGTTGCTGAAACTTTTTGTAGATTAAACCGTCCTACTCTGTATAAATTACGTGCTAGATCTACGCAAACAAATTCTTTTGATGCTGATAGTCTAGTAAGTTCTTCTCGAGTGAATTTCTCCAACAGCCGAGCCATTATCTCTGCTGTGGTTTCTACTGCCGCTTGAAATGTGGCTCTTTCTGCTAGTTGTGGATTGTGTTTTTTACGGCGTTTTTTTGTAGTATGTGATGCGCCCATCTTGATTCTTTCTATACAGTACATCTCGGTTGACTAAATGATTGGCCACTTCAATTTGCCTTTCATTTAGATCCTTGCGAGACACGCTGTTTCCTTCATGGAATTTTGATAAGAGGTCTGATTCTTCATTTGTGATGGGCATGTGTAGCCCAGCCATGACCTCTATTATTTTCATTTGTTTATAAAGTGTACCAAGACTGTGATCAGTCCAGTGATTAACACACTGATAATCGCAGTACCAATGGCAATTATTTGTTTACTTTGTTTGTCTCCAGCCCCTGCTAGAACCTGCTTGATTTCAATGACGTGAGTTTCTAACCCCTCGACTTTCTTTTCAAGACTATCTAGTTTAGTTTCCAATTTATCATACCTTTCCGCACATAATTCCACATGGGCCTCAAGGTTATTCTTTTCTATGTTAGTCGCCACAGGACTACACTCCTTAATGTTGAGATGTTGTGATTGATGAGCCTTGATATGTGCCGTAATGAAATGCCAATGATGCTTATTACATCTATTATGTATTTACGACAGAGTCCGGAATCATAAAATATATGTTTTTGATTGCTCCGGCAGTGTAAAACAATGGCAACAAGAACCGTGCAGTCTCAGATAGATATGTGACTACCGGTACTTCATCAAAATCACTTTCAAGTAATCCTATAGGATCTTTACCGTCATCAAACACGCCAGGGTAGTCTGTGGTGAATGCAAAACTCCATACCTTATGGATACCTTTGTATAGATCGCCAAACTCATAGTTTTCCAATGATACTTCGTCTACCCGCCAGGCCATGTTTTGTGGCTGTGCTCGTAGTCCAATACATTGTAAAACTGTTTCCCAGTTGCGTTGTTGATTACGCTCTAGTTCTTTTCCATCCAGGTCACGAATCATCTTGGTTTCAGTGATGTCAACCAATGTATAACCTATAACAGTTCGTTCGTGGATAGTGCTCATACAGATATTTAGTCACAAAAAAAGCACCCGGGGGTGCTTTTAATGTCACGGTGAATGTGATTATGGACGACGATAAGCAAAGTGTGTGTCAACAACTTCTGCGTTGGTTGCTGTAACTGTACCTGTGCTACCAATGTTACCCAGTGTACGAATAACAGTTTGCAATGCGGCATTGCTGGTCCAACCTGAACGCTCTACTAGAACTGTCATGCTAGCACCTAAAGCGCCGGCTGCTGTGCCAGTGTTAGCTGGGTTGACTTGATATGCAAGAACTGAAGCATTGCTTGAAATTGTTTTCAACAATGTCTCAACTGCACCGGCCACACCAGAACCGTTTGGTCCGCCTAGCTCTGCTGCCAGGTTACCCAAGATTTCAATATTATAAACATTCAAAGGACCAGCAACGCCTGTGCTGATAATTTTACTGTTTGCGTTTCTTGTGACATCACCACCAACGAAATTTACGTTTTGTGCATCACCATTTACTCTGTTAAATACAGCCATTTTATTTCTCCTAATATATAGCGACTATGCGCTTGTAAATATTTATGATTGAGACAAAAATCTCACATATTTGGCAGTAGTTCCACTATGTCCAACAGCAAAGAGTGTCGGTGTATTTCTCTGCGTATATTATCAATTGCCATGCGTTTTTCCATGTCTGTGGCCCTGCGCCAGTCTATCACTGTGCGGCGCACACTCCATAGGGTGCTGTCGTTGATTTGTAGCATGGCTTCTAGATTAAGAAAGAACTGACGTACCATGCCAGACGAAAAATAACGTTGTTTGAGGTTCTGCATGTAGCTGTTGATCTGTAGCATGGGTGCGCTGACATCAAAATCTACTTGAATTTTTTCTTCGTATTCGCTTTGATTGTTTAGTATACACACTAAGTTTGCAACGTCTGTGGTGCCCATACGCATACTATCAAAGTCGCCAAATTGTAGGGTTTTAACGGCATAGTTACGCACAGCATATTCATCTATTTTGCGAGCAAGTTCTAGTGCTAGCAAAGCCACATACAAGGTCTTGCCCAGCTGATGTGCTGACTGCCCACGCAGTCCGCCTGCACCACGAAACATCCTAGCTTCTTTGAGATCTTGTATGAACTCTAGCATCAGCCATTTTTAGCAAAGTTTGCTCTGCTAAATCCCAGTCGGTCAATCAACTTGAACTTGTCTGCGCCACCACCCACAACATAGCCTTCATGGCCAGGATCTTGGCCAGTGAAGGCTTGTATATCACCTGTGGCCTGCTGTCCGTCAATCTGTTGCTTGATGTTGATCTTTAGGTTGTAGATAGCAACCCAGACTGCAAACATACCTTGCAGGCCTGTTTGGCCTTCACCATACAGCCAGCCTTTGCCACCACCTAGTAATTTTTCAGCCGCTGTTGGACTTAGATTTTTACCAAGGTAATCATAAAAGCCGTCAAGCATGTTATCAAAGTTGCCTGCGGAGATCTTGCTGGTAATGTACTTGCTGGCCAAGCCAATGATGCCTTTGGCTTTCATTAGCGTGAGTTGTCCAATGAAGTCAGTGACTGCTTGGTTGTATTTTTTAACTTCTGCATTGGCCGCATCCACTGCGGTCTTGTCCATCTTGACCTTGGGCACAGGCATTTCACCTGTCACAAACCAAATTGGATTACCGTCTTTGGGCAAGCCGCCTGTGCCTTTTAATGGCTGATCTGGTTCACCAATGCTGGGAATAAAACTGTGTACAGCAATGCCTGCCACACTATTACCGACTCGTGCGCCCATGTCGCTGTCTGCTCGAACCTTGTAGGTAACTGTGTTGGGCTTGAATACATAGAAGCCATCCGTGGGCTGTAGGCGTCCTGCGTACAGCAAATCACCAAAGTAAAAGCCCCTGAAGTTGCCAGGAATGATGGTTTCCAGTGCCGGCCATAGCAGGTTTATCTTGCCGTACAAGTCAGCACGGTCAGCACCACGGTTGATGTCATATTGTTGGAATTCTTCAGCACTGGTAACACGGCCTTCGCCGGACTTCTTTTCAAACATGTGTTTGTCCATTACCATCAACTGTCCGTCCACGTTGCGTCCAAACACCAGTGCAGGGAATCCGTCCCACTTGATGGTAGTAAGTTCTTTACCTTGTGCCATGGCAGCAAGGCCTGCAATGGCCTGTTGTGCGCCAGCAATGCCGTCAGTCCAAATAGCATCCTCAGGATGCACAATGCCTTCCTTGATCACTTGTGGTTTACGTGCAAATATTTCTGTTATTTTCATCTGAAATAGCCCTGCACCATGTCAAGGCCCTGTTGTATTTTTGCTCTATCTGCGTCAGCTCTAGCAATAGCATCTGGAGTTTGCGCTTTGTCACGTTTCTTGCCTGCGATGTCTATCATGGCTTTTTCTTGATACCGTGCCCAAAACTTATTTAAGTAATCTTGCGCTGAGCCAAAGTTCTTTAGGTCGCCTTGGCCAAACATGCCATTGATTTCACAGCTTTCAGCAAATGCTTTGAGTCCTTGCACCATCTTACCAATCTTGACATCAGCAATATTAACACCACCATATGTCTTTAGTGCAGGACGAATCTTGGGTCGTTCCACCCCCATTTGCTGTGCCAGGTACATGAATGTATCGTAGATAAATGATTCAGGATTTGTAGATACTGTCACAGTCTCTGTGTCTTTTTGTTTGCTGAAAGGCACACGCTCATTGTCAATGACCTTTAACTGTACGCCAGCATGTTGTATGCTCATGTCCAGCAGTTCGCCAAACACACTCCACATGTTGCCTGTCAGTAGACCTTTGACACCATGCTCTGGAGTAACACGGGCGGCACCCCAGGCTCGCATCTTGGGCTCATGCCACATGAAGTCTACTTGTACAAATGCGCCGTCACCTATTTGAATGATAGGATGCCCTGGCTTGCTTTCCACAGGATGTACATAGCCAGGATTTGTTGTTTTAACAAACTCGTCTGCTAGTTTGTTCCAGTGACCAGTAAACTGTCCGTATGTTAGCCCTTCTACAGGAGGAGCAATCATCTGCAGATCAATGTCACCGTACACTTTGTCTGGATCGTTTTGTGTATCACGTTCATGATACGCACTAGAACCTGTTGGTGTGCCCATTTGTACTGGACTGGATCCTTGTTGTTCTAGCCATGCATTGAAGTCTTGCACAAATTTCTGCACAACACCTAGTGCAATTTTAACCACCGCAGGCTTGATCACAGTACCTTGTGTTACTGTAGTATCCCACCCGCCTTCGTTGATAAATTCATGTATTTTCATTGATCTACCAGAATATTTTGCATCTGGCGGAACCATGTAGATGAACCTTCAGCAACTGGCTCGTGCAAATTAAGTATGCCCTTGGCAGCGTCATCGCGAGCCTGTGCCAGTTTAAGATCACGTTGAGGATCATCAGCCAGTGCTTTTATGATACTCTTTACGCTGTTGAAATCTGCTCCTGTTGCACCAGGAATTAACTTGTCTGCAACAGAATCTCGATCCGGGCCGGCAACCGGTTCATTGTTGTCGCGTCGTAGCAGGTTACCACTAAATGCATCAAACTTCAAGCCTAGGGGTTTACCTATGCTGTTCATCAGGATGAATATGGCATTACCTTTGAAGTCAGGATCATCATAACTACCACGCGGTCCATGTTGATGCCAAGGTGCAACCCCAGTAGCATTTGGAATGACCATGAGGTCTACTTGTCCAAACGTACCATCAGGAAGTGGCACACGTATGTGTACATTGCGCCCTTTCATTATGGTCTGGAGGCCTGTTTTTTCGGTCAAAGCATTAGCGAGCCACTGCTTGGCTGCTTTTACAGGGTCTTTTTTATCGTCCTTGGTACCGGCTTTTTCAATAACTTGATCTTGGTCTAGGAACAAATCCATGTCCCCACTTGCAACCTTGAAACCTGCAGAGCCAATGTGTGGCTCCACCTTGAAGCTGGGCAGGGCGGCCTGCACGAATTTCAACACGCCAGGAACATACTCTTTCTTGATGTCCACTACATCTGGCCAAATATTGCCGCCTTCAGTTAACTGCATGTTTACTCCTGCTTGAGTAAGAAGTTTTCAAACTCACGTGCTAGCTTTTGATCAGCTGATTCTTTAACGTACTTGCCGCCGTATGTGCGCTTGCGTGACTCGTTGGTGCCTGTCCTAACAGGTGCCGGGATCGTGTGTGGGTCAGTACCTGATGTATTTGCGGCTTGTGGCCCTAGTGCAGGTCTGGCTTGTGATGTAGCTTGCGGTACCGGTGCGGCAGCGGCTGCTGGAAAATGTTGATCTAGTCTATCACGAATGTACTTGACCATTGCAGGTTGCATACGGTTATCCATGCGTAGCAATGATCTCATCATATCATCAATCTCTTGGTCAATTTCACGTTTTACGGCAGCTTGGGATTGTTGTCCACCTGCGGCACCACCTTGTTGTCCACCTTGTTGTCCACCTTGTTGACCATCTGCTTCGCCGCCAGCGGCACCAGCGTCAGCACCACCTGTCATGGCAACTGTGCCATCAGCGTAAGTACGTGCATTTCCTTGTGCATCAGTTGCAACTTGTGGTAGGTTAGGTGCAGGCAATCCCAGTTGTTGATACACTTGTGTTATCACATCATTAGGAACTTTTAGACGTTGTAGCACTTGTTGTGCAATTTGATCTGAGTCTGTAGGACTATTTGCATCTTTCCAATGACGCTCTAGGCCAGCGGCAGTGACTTTAGTGGTCATATCTTTCCACTTGTCTTTGATCCAGTTACCCGCACGTCCCAGGCTAGTTTCAACACCTCTTGATGCTCCTGTGCTAGTTCCACCTTTGTACTTGGTATCAAACTTGCCTTCTGGATCTGCTGCCAGATAAGGCATAGTATTTCCAGCTGGTGCTTGACCAGTAGCTAGTCCGCCTACATTGCCCCCAGGCAGGCCACCCAGTGGGCCAGCTGTGGTACTTGTGTTGCCAGCACGAGCTTGAGCACGGGCTTGGCGTTTGGCTTCAGCTTCGGGCGTTTGACTTTCAGGACGATCAGGGTTGACTGCTTCGCTGATACGTTGTAGGTTCATGAACAGTGTCATCACACCAGTTTCATTCATTTGTACTGAATTGCGTTTGCGTCCAAGACTTTCATTCAGTGCCCATTTGCGAACCGTGGTCTCTTTGTCTACCATCAGAACTGTAGGCAATGTGATAAGTTGGATTCCTTCTAACACACCACGGCCTGCTTTGAACTTGAAAGTTTCTGGCAGGCGATTGGCAATGATATCGCCGCCACGCTGAACGGCACCTTGAGCAGCCTTGGCCGCTTGTGCAGATTTATTGGCAATGGTACCAATAATGTCATTACCTCCGGCTGCTGCCTGCGCAGGCGCGGTAGCACTTTTGGTTGCTACTGCTTTGCCTGCACCTGCTTTGGCATTGGCAACAGCTTTGGCGGCCATACCACCATCTGCACCATATTGGCCTGCCTGTTGCTTGTTCAAAATATTCTGCGCTGTCATGGCATTGTCGCCTTGGTACGCACCTTTGTAGGCAGCGGCATCAATATTCTTTGGCAATACAATTTGATCACCCGGGTTAATCACGTTAGGATTACCGTTGGGGCCAAACTTGCCCGGATTTAGTTTTGCTATTTCATCAGGATTTACTTTGTATTTGTCAGCCAACTGACTCAAAGTGTCACCTTTTTTAATTGCAATAGCCTGTGTCTCTGCGCCAGGGGCAACAGGGGCATTAGGTGGCACTACTTCTGTGCCACCGGTTGACGGTACTACTGTTTCACCACCCGGTGTTACTGTGGGCTTGTGGAATGGGTTTAGTGTGCTTGGGTCAAAGTTGTGAACAGCATCTGTTGCTGATTTCACGCCGTGCTGTACTGCATCCGCGGCAGATGATATACCTTGTGCGGCAGCATCTGCACCTTGCACAACAGCTTTTGCACCTAGTGCTGTACCTGCGGCACCTAGGCCAGCACCAACTGATGTGCTGAATTGTTTTCCTTGCACCATGCTGTCAATCATCTTGATAGCACCTAGTGCCACAACTGGGCCTGCGCCGCCAGTTAGTAAACCTGTCAGTACACCGGCCACGCCCCAGAAGAACTTACTGGTAGTTGGATGTTTTTGTACAATTTGTTTGTATTGATCCAGCGCACGAAGCACAGTAGAGCCTTGTGTGCTCTTGCCCATGCTGGCTGATGCTTTTCGCTTCAGGTCATCAAACATACTATCCACACCCTTGACTGGTGTAGTGTCTTGTAGTGCTTGTGCCAGGCCTTTGATCTTGGCACCAACGACGCTGGCCATTTCGCCAGCTTTGCCTATCATGGTGCGATTGCCGCCGCCGTCTGTCATTGCTTGTTCAATGTTGGTAAACAGCGTGAAGCGTTCACCCGGATTGAGATCCTTGCCTTCTGTTAGCTTGTTTAACTCACGAGCAAAATTGTATGCTTCCTTGTATATAGGATGCGCTTCTGCTACTAGGTTAGTCTTCGTTGTTAGATGATGGGCTTTCACTACGTATTCTCCTGATTCCACGAATAAATTTCTTTGGATCCTGAGCACGTATACTATTGAGCAAACGTCTTTCTAATTCAGAAGCAGACTCACTATCGTAGCTTTCGCGGATAGTGTTAATAAGGTTGATTGCACCTTGTATAACATGGTCGGCACGACTTTCCAGCACGTTTTCTTTGTCTTTATCGACAAAAAGGCTGTCAAGTTCTTCTAAAATGCTCTTAGTTTTCCTAAGCACAGCAGGACTCCATTTGTATTATTTATGTGGATCAGTGATTACGGAATAGTTACGAGTTCTGCGCTTTGATGCCTGCAAGCATACTTTTCAGCTTGCTACCATTTACGTCTGCTTTGATTGATGCAATTTCGCCTGTGTCAGAGTCTACATTGTCACTTTTGGGCACTACCCTACTGCTACTTTTGATCTGGTTCATGATGCTGGTAGCATGTGGTTGATACCCGCTGGCGTCTTCGCCCTCATCTGTGATACGCATGGTTTCAATGTTGTAAGTCAAATCAATCTTCATGCCCACACCTGTTGAAGAGCGAGATTTCATACACTGGATTTGGTAACGTCCACGCTCACGCATGGCTCTAGAAGTAAAAATACCAAACACATTATCTGCTGTGTTAATCTTTGAAATACCACCCGAGATATGACTGTGGTCAAACTCCACTTCTTCCACTGCACTACGATTCAGCTGGCTTGCTGTTACCATCAAGATGCCCAGCTCTTTGGCCAAGTTACGCAGTTCTTCACTCACGTACTTGTCTTTCACAAACAAGTCGTTGGGGCTAACTTTGGCACTCACAGGCATGAGCAAGTCCAAGTAATCAATCATCATGAAGTCTACTTTCTTGCCTGTTTGTATCTGATACTCTTTCAAGAATGCACGGATATCATTGATGTTGCTCTGTGCTGGCAATGCCTTGACCTGATAGCTACCAGACTTCTTGCCCACCATCTTGACCTTGAGTGTGGCTGTGTCAATATCCTTGCGGATATCTTTGGTACTGGTACTGGTCAGCATGGCATCTGTTCTCAAACTGGTTAGTTCTTCGCTAAGTTCCAAGCTGACATACACACCACTAAGTCCTGCTTGCACCCAGTTCAGTGCAATGTTCATCATGACAAGTGACTTACCTGATCCAGAGCCACCTGCAAAGATGTTCAGCTCGCCGCGACTGAATCCACCGTATAATAGTTTGTCCAGCTGTGGCCAACCTGTTGATACTTGACCACCTGAGTTGAAGTATTTGTTGATACGAGCACTAGGATCATAAAAGTAATCTGTACCTAGATCTTTCTGCAGGCTGATTTGCACAGCATCTTTGATCAGCTTTTCCACAGGATTAAAGTCACCAGCTTCGATCAAGTCAGCGGCTTTGAGAATTGCACGTTCTAGTTCTTTTTGTTTTGTAAAGTTTTCAAACTCTTCCAGGAACCAGCTGGTGTGGCCTTCGTTCATTTCTGGAATAGGTTTTAGTTCAACCTGGCACGTGGCTCGAATTTGATCTACTGTGGGTAGTGTGTGATGATTGTCACTGTGTTCTTTGATAAACTTTGCGGCAGCTCTGATGCTACGGTCAAAGTTTTCTTCGTTGAAGATGTTCTGCACACGCACATAGCTTTGTGCATCATGCAACATCATTTCTAAAAATAGTTTTTGTAGGTCTGTGTTATAGTCTTTTGTCATAGTGTTCTACAAGTATAACTGCAAACAGGTGCAGGGTCAATTCTCATTTGCTCATCATATGAGCCTAATTGTTCTAGTACTTGGCTTAGTGTAGTGTTACTTATATTGTAGTCGTCCCGGTTTGCATGGAACTGACTCTTATAATGAAACACATGGTTGGCTGAGTAACAGCAAGGCGAGTACTGGCCGCCTGCGCCAATGTAGTGTTGGTCACCTGTGGCACACATTGGATCCATGTTACCTGCGCCACGATGCCAAATAATAGTCTGTTCCTGTGGACGTAGCGGATCGTCATCACCAAACCTATTGCTAGGATCTAGTTTAAGGGTCATACCACGTGACTCGGCCATTACTCTGACTGCATCTATTTCATGTTCGTTGAAAGCAAACGGAACCATCTTCCAAACAACTTGTGCAGAGGTTTCACAAGCTGTACGCATGCCAGCGTCAATTGTGGACCAATCACTGTTGGTTCTGTATTGAGGACTAGTTTCTGGTAACCCGTCCACGCTGAACTCAACAACATCATCTTGTGTTAAATTTTGTAGTGTTTGTTTCCACCATGCGTCAGTCCGGTAACTACCATTGGTTGTCAACACAATACGGCCTCGCTGGTCTTTGATGTATGCAATTAGTTCTTCTAATCTACTGTAGTAGATAGGGTCGCCTATGTTACCACACAATCCCCATCGCAAACCTGTCACATCCATGTCCATGAACCGGACCAGCGCATCCAGGTCTAGGTCTTGATTGTGCCAGTTCTTTTGGCCAAATTTGTTTATAAACTGTGTGCGCTCACACGCAGAACATCCTAGCACACAACGATTGGTTGGTTCTAAATGGAATCCAGTCAGTTTCATTGTTTGCATCTCAATCGGATCTTCACAGGATTACGTTCCACGCTGTCTATAATGCTTTTGAGCACAAACAGCTTGCCGTATTTTTCCACTGCCTTGGCCACGTCCTTGCACTCAGCATCGTCACGCCATACAGGAAACGCCACACCCCAGCTGTACTCTATGGCTTTTTCAATCAGCATCATGCCCGGCCATACTTCTTGACCACGCTTGTCTGTGTGTCGATCAAAGTCAGGCACAACAATAACATCACGTCCCAGACTTTCGATTATCTCTGCTTGTGTTTCGCTACACTCGTTGCCCAGTATAGCAACACCGTCTATGGCCATGGCATCAAATGGGCCTTCCGACACCACAACAAATCTAGCATCATCCAGTTGTCGATCCATGTTAAACACATAGTTACCGTCATGACTGTTGTGATATTTAGGCTTGATTCCATCTACCAACGCTCTGGCAGTATAACCAATTGTCTTGTTCTTCCAGGTAAACGGAATTATCAATCGTTTGTCTAGATTGTAGCTGGACTCGTCAGTGATGTAGAAATCATATTTACTCATATCAATTTTACGACTGCTGACATATTCCACAGCATCAACCAGCTGAGTTGGTACAACATAATCTTCATCAGTTAGTCGTAGCATGGTGGTCCACTGTGTGAAACTGGCGCTGTCTTCTGGCAGTGGGCGTGGCTTGTAAGTGACTTCGACTTCGGGCACAGGCGCACGTTCTTCTACTGGCACCAGCTCTTTGATACGCATGGCTTCCATGACCAGGCGCTGTACTGTGTTGGGATCTGCACCCAACCAGCCCAACAGTTTGCGAAACTTGAAGTTCATTGGGCGTCCAGGATAGAAGCCTGTTTTGAACCCACAGTTGAAACAGTGATAGGTTACGCTGCCATCGTGATTGGGTAACACGCCGCCACGTCGGCGTGTGTCTGCACTTTCTCCGCTGTGGGGGCAACAAACCGCATTGAAGCTTATCCATTTATTGGATGTCTTTTTATGCGGCGGTAGTAGATTAAGTAGCTCTCGTTGGATCAGATCGTGCATAGCGTATTGTAACACACTTGTCAAGAAAAAACAAGCGGTTCGTTTTGGAACTAAATAATTTGGCGCACAAAATAGATTGAACCCGTGGACGACAAACAAACAGAATTTATCAAGAAGTATCCCTTCATTAGTTACGTGGTGTATGGCGGTAATGAATATATCGGCATCATACAAAACGTGGATGATATCCTCACCACTGTATACGACTTCGGTAGCTTGAAAACCGAACTTGAAAAAACAACATTCCTAGCACTGGGTGAAACTTGGTGGTGGGAATCTAATAGAAGCATACCAATCAACGTGTTCCTTAGAGCAGACTGGGGACCATTCCGCTACAGCCTTAAAACAATGAACAGCCGCGATGTGGAAATTAAATTTGGACCTTATGTGAGTCTAAAAGAAATTGCCGCAAAGAAAACCAAACGCCGTTCAATTGTGCTTGTTCGCAAGATCCCCGACTAAATTCATATTCACTATAACCAGGTGTGCATACGCTACAGCGTGGCTCTTCTTGAAATAGTACCCATCATCATCAGGTTTGGTCCAAACTTCTTGTGCCACATCTGCCCAGGTCTTTCCAATCAAATGACGTTTAGCAGGTCTGATAACTGCTAGAAGCATGGCCAGTCGCGGAATTGTATCCACTGGCTCCAGCATCTTTTTTAGCACACTCCAGTGATTGTTTACATGTATTAGCTGTTCAAAGAACGCCTGATCTGTATTAAATCTTGTCCAGTCGGGTGGCGTATCCATTAACTGTTCTAGATGTGCTTCACTACGCACTTGCTGATATAAGTTAACGTTAAGGAAATCCAGTTTCAAGTAGCCACGTCTTTCAGCATACTCATATGGCAAGCTGGCTAGTTTGGCAAACGGATCTTCTGGAATATCTGTCACATACACGCCGGTGTTGTGCGCCACTAGTTTGTCTTCACGCAACATACTCGCAGGCACATGCTTGACTATATCAAGTATTTTCTTTCTGTCAGCAAAATCAATGTCAATGTCTGATTGGAACTTCATAGCTTGTATCCATAATCTTTAACTACGTCGCGGTCATCACGTGTCAGTCCTGCCCGGTCAGCCAGTGTGTCTCTACGACTTCTGTGTGTGACTGATATA